GTCGCTGATCCAGGACATGAGAAGGGCTGGTTTACCAGTCATGGAGTATAACCCGGATAGGGACAAGGTAAGCAGGGTGTACGCTGCTACTCCAATGTTTGAGTCAGGGAAGGTGTGGCTACCAAAAGGTAAGCAGTGGGCGGAAGAGCTACACGACGAACTGATTACCTTCCCCTACGCCCCACACGATGACCAAGTGGACACAACCACTATGGCTGTCCACTATGTGAGGGAAAGCTGGCGTCTTGTCCACAAAGAAGACCCTAACTGGGACGAAGAGAAAGAGAGCAAGCGCAGTAAGCGAATTGCGTATTGGCACGTTTAATGCTAATATTTAACCTTAACCCATTCAAAAAAGATATAAGGCGCACTTAATGGCTGTTGAACGCAATCCATTTGATAAGATCAATCCTGCTCAGATAAACATTATGATGCCCAGTGAGGAACCAGTCATGGACGAAGAGACTGGTCAAGAGACTTCAATGGAGTACGATCCAGCAGACGGTAGCATCACCGTAGAGTTTATCCCTCCAGAGGATGAACGTGACGATACACAGATCGAAGAGACAGAGGAAGAGTTCTACCGCAACTTAGTGGAAGACCTGGATGATAAGGATTTATCTAGTATTGCATCCCAAGTCTACGACAACTTCACAGCAGACAAAGACTCCCGTTCAGAGTGGGAGTCCATGTTTGAAAGAGGCTTCGACCTCTTGGGTCTTAAGCTTAAAGAAACGTCTGAGCCATTTGAGGGTGCATGTACTGCGGTACATCCGATCCTTATTGAATCTGCTGTAAAGTTCCAATCCAAGGCTATTCAAGAACTATTCCCACCTGCTGGTCCAGTCAAGACCCAGCTAATCGGTAATGCCACTGCGGAACGTATGCAGCAAGCTAACCGTGTCAAAGAGTTCATGAACTATCAGTTAACTGATTTGATCCCTGAATACTTTGACGAAATGGAACGTATGTTGTTCCACCTTCCTCTTATTGGTTCAGCCTTTAAGAAGATTTACTTTGATGCTGGTCTTAACCGCCCAGTAGCAGAGTTCGTACCTATCGACCAGTTCTATATCTCTTACTACGCTACTGACCTGCGTCGGGCAGACCGCTACACTCACTTGATTTATAGAAGTCCTAATGAACTACAGCGTGACATTGCTGCGGGAATGTACGTTGCGGATGATCTTCCAGACGCAGGTGTCCCAACCATCACAAGCTTGGGCCAGAAGATCGACTCTATTTCTGGGCTATCACAGTCTTCTCAACAAGACCCCCAGTACGTTCTCCTAGAGCAGCATTGCTACCTAGACCTCCCAGAACGTTTCAGTGACGATAGTGGTCTGTCCCTCCCTTACATTGTTACATTGGAAGAGAAGTCACGTAAGGTACTCTCTATCCGTCGTAACTACGACAAAGAAGACAAGCGCCGTGAAAAGAAAATCTTCTTCACCCACTACCGCTTTGTCCCCGGCTTTGGCTTTTATGGCTTAGGCCTTATCCACTTCCTTGGTAACCTTACCATGACAGCCACTGCTGCCATGCGTAGCTTGGTTGACGCCGGACAGTTCGCTAACCTTCCAGGCGGCTTCAAGGCCAAGGGTGTTCGCATCGTTGGTGACAATAATCCAATTGCACCAGGAGAGTGGAAGGAAGTTGAGGCTGTAGGTAACGACCTATCCAAGATGATTATCCCCCTTCCGTACAAGGAACCTTCGCAGACACTGTTCCAGATGCTTGGGTTCATTCGTGATACTGCCCAGCACTTCGCTGATAGCACAGAGCAGGTTATTGCCGATGCAGCCAACTATGGTCCAGTTGGTACCACTATGGCTCTCTTAGAAGCCTCAAGTAAATTCTTCTCCGCTATCCACAAACGCTTACACCATGCCCAGAAGGAAGAGTTTAAGCTCCTTCGGCGTATTAACTTTGAGAACCTACCAGACAAAAGCCAATGCAACATTCCTGGCGCATCTCTAATTATCTGCCGCGCTGATTTCGACGGCAGTATTGACATCATTCCAGTATCTGACCCTAACATCCCCTCCAATGCTCACCGCATGATGATGGCTCAGATGGCTTTGCAGCTAGCACAGTCCAGCCCTCCAGGTATGTTCAACGTAGAAGAGTTGAACCGTACCATTCTCACATCCGCTAACATTCCGAACTTAGACCTTATTATGCCACGCAAGCCAGAGGTGGTCCCGCTTGATCCAATCTCTGATATCGCTGCCGCTAGTAAAGGTCTTCCAATCAAGGCATTCGTTGGTCAGAACCACGACGCCCACATACAGGCTAAGACGGCCTTCATGTCTGATCCTGCTAACGGTGCCAACCCCCTCATGCGACGCATTGCTCCCATCCTGGAGGCAAACATGCAGGAGCATGTTGTTATGAAGTACCAGGAACAGGTTAACGGTGTAGCCCAGCAGATGATCCAGGCTAAGCAGCAGATGGACGAACAGCAGGGTATTCCAATGCAGCCACCAGATAAGGCTACTGTTGAGATGGTGCTTGCTATGGCAGCTCAGCAGGTTGCCCAAGCTAATGCTCAGATCGCTGCTGGCAAGGGTGCTATGACCCCAGAAGCGCAGATGGTGCAGCTTGAAGCACAACGCCTACAGATTGAACAGGCTAAGACACAAGCCCTCATTGCTAAGAACGCAGTTGACGCTGCAATGAAGAACCGTGAGCTTGATATTAAGACAGCACAGCTTCGTGCGGATGCAATGACCTCTGGTATTGAAATCTCAACTAAGGCCCAGAACGACGAAGCTAATAGAGACACCAAGAAAGCTATTGCTGCCCTGGATGCTATCATGTCCCTTTTGGATACAAAGGAAACAACCAGTCATCAAAAACAAATGAAAGCTGCTGACATGGTTACAAAGTTTGCTCAAGAAGGTAACAAGTACTCTTTAGCAACAGCTAAGATGCCTAAGGGGCCAATGCAAGAGTAGAAACACATAAATGTTAGTATGGGACGAAGTTGAGAAAGCTATCCAAAAAGAAATACAAAGTATCTCTGGTAGCTTAGCAAATGGATCGGCTTCAACAATAGAAGAGTATAGGCAACAGGTAGGGAAGATTGAGGGCTTGTCCTTGTCTATTCATACCATGAAGCATATAATTAAGTTAAGACTTCAAAGTGATGACGAAGACGACCAAGAATAACAATAACAACAATAAAAGAGGAACGACCAAACTATGCAAGCTGTAGCAATGGGTAAAGCAGTAGACAATTCAGAATGGATTGACGACAAGGCACCAAAGTTCAAACCTAATGAACTTCCTGAACTACCAGGGTTTCATGTACTTGTCCAACCAGTAAGTATTCGTGAGAAGACCAAGGGTGGCATTATTCTCCCAGACAAGATCAGGGATGACGTATCCTACCTAACCACAATTGGGAAGGTCTTGAAGATTGGCGACTCTGCATACTTGGACAAGGAGAAGTTCCCCAATGGTCCTTGGTGTAGCGTTGGCGACTATGTTTGTTACGGCAAGCTTTCAGGTCAGAAGTTTGTCTATAAAGGGGCCAAGCTCCTTTTGATCTTTGATGACCAAATCATAATGAAAGTGGGTGATCCTCTGTATCTAGATACCACTTACAACTTATCTAATTAAGTAGTGGTATTTGCTTAGTATTATTACTTGTGTTATATTAGTTAACAGTTAACCAAACATACACGTTATTCATTGGGTCACGTGTCCCAGTGGGAAGTAAGAAGGAAAAACATAACAATGGCAGAAAACGATAGCTGGTCCACCATTGACCCAGCAAAGGGCGCAGCCCAGGAGACGGTAGAGTTTGAGATTGAAGATGCTCCCCAACCTTTAGAAAAGGAAGAGGTCAAGTTAAGTAAAGATGTAACTGTAGAACGTGAGAAGCCACAGCAGAAGCAACAGCAGGAAGAGAAACAGCCTGAAGAGCTAGACGGCATTGAAACACGGGGCGCACAAAAGCGTATCCGACAGTTAATTAAGCAACGTAAGGACAAAGAAGACGAAGCATCAGCCTTACGGGCTAAGGTAGAAGAACTAGAGAACCAAGTTAAATCCAAAGACCAGAATCTTTCATCTAGTTTAAAGTCTAACATTGATACTACTGAAGAGCAGTTAAACCTTCGGATCAAGTCAGCTAAGGATCGCTTCAAGCAAGCTGCTGAAAGCGGAGACTCCGATAAACTTCTTGAAGCCCAGGAGGAAATGTCTAAAAGTTATGCGGAGTCCATAGTTGTACGCCAGCAGAAGGACGCATGGGAAAAGTACAATCAGCAAGTTGAGGCTGCTAAGCAAGCTTATACGACACAGCAGCAGACTAAACAAGCTGAGCCACAGTATGATCCTAAGGCTGTACAGTGGGCTACAAAGAATGATTGGTTTGGTCAAGACAATGTTCTAACGAACGCAGCCCTGGCAATTGATAACGAACTTAAGTCTGAAGGCTACGATCCAACAGACGACGAATTTTATGAAGAGATTGATAGCCGTCTGGCTAGTAAGTTTCCTCATAAGTTTAAACAAGCTGAGGCGGAAGAGCAACAGGAGCAGCCTGTAGTAGCTGCTAAACCTCAGTATAGACAACAACCACAACAGACGGTAGCAGGGGCGTCACGCACTCCTAAAACCTCACAGAACAGCAAGAAAGTCAAACTCACCCAAGAGGATGTAAAGCTTGCACAGAAGTGGGGCATACCGTTAGAGCAGTTTGCCGCTGAGAAACTTAAGGTTGAACAGGCTGATGGTGAGTACACCACAGTCTCTTAAGTTTTTAAAAAGAGTAAACTAAACGCGCTTGGCACTACCTTTCAAAAAAGGACACTAAATATCATGACTTCACGTAATGACTCACGTAACGATAGCACAAGAACTTCTACAAACAACAATACATTCGAAGAGACTAACTGGTTGGAAATCCCTGCACGGGTGACACAACGATTTGAAGAAAGCGGTTTAGCTCTACGATGGATTCGTGTCCTTCTACAGGGCGCAGACGACTACAAGAATGTCGGTAAGCGTCAAGCGGATGGATGGGAGTTTGTAACTCCTGAAGAAGTTCCTGAAATGCTTGGTTCCTCTAACGTGAGAGAGGGTGGACGGTACGCTGGCGTAATCTGCCGTGGTGATTTAGCACTAGCAAAGATGCCTAAGGAAAGGGCAATCTCCCGTCAAGAGTTCTATGAAAACCGGAGCCGCGATATGGTCCGTGCAGTGAACCAACAGCTTATGGGAAGCAACGATTCACGTATGCCCATTTCCAACGCTTCTAAGACCCAAGTTAGCCGTGGAAAAGTTCCTAAGTTTCAGGACTAAAACAACTATAACTCCTGCGACATATTAGGTTCCTTCCGTTCCACACAAGTTAGCTTAAATGATAAATAGTGTCTAAGGGTAAGTATCCTTAGCCAGATGTTTAGCTTTACTGTTTAACAACACACACACTTAATAACGAAAGGAATTGTAAACAATGTCTGCAACAAAAGCACTCAGTGGTTTCAAGCCTTCACGTATTCGTGGTAGTGGCGTAAATTCAGGCGGTACCAATGAGTATCGTGTGTCTTCAGGCTACGCTGCAAATATTTTCTACGGCGATCTAGTCCGTAACGTGAACGGTTATGTCCAAGTTATCACTTCAATCACCGACTTCACTCTTGGTGTCGCTCAAGGCGTTCGCTATGTGCAGGATGGAAAACCAGTATGGTCCAAGTATTGGCCTTCAGGTACTTCAGCTTCTGACATTTTTATGACTGTTGCTGACAATCCTATGGCAACATTTGTTGTCCAGGCTGATGCTTCAGTATCAGTTGGTGATCTAAACAGCCAGAACTTTGACGTTACTCTAGGTGCAGGGTCAACCTTCACTGGCAACTCAGGGTTTGGTGTTAAAGCAGCAACACGCAAGACAACTCCGGGAATGGTGCGTCCTATTGAAGCATACAAGACTCCTGGTAACAGCATTGATGTTCCCGCAACAATGGCTTTCCCAGTCCTTGAAGTACGCTTGATCCAAGACGGTAGCACTGTCTATAGTATTGTTGCTAGCGTTTCTGCTCTTAACGTTTCCATTAACTAAGGGGAGACATAAATCATGGCTATTAATCGTTCTGCTATTGCCAAAGAACTGCTCCCAGGTCTTAATGCCATTTTCGGCATTGAGTATGGTAGCGTTGACGACGAACATCTTGCTCTTTACGCAGTCGAAAACTCAGACCGCGCATTTGAGGAAGAGGTTCTATTCACCGGCTTCGGCACAGCCCCCACAAAGGCTGAAGGCGCTGCTGTTCAGTATGATGACGCATCAGAAGGCTACACCGCCCGTTACACAATGGAAACGGTAGCCCTAGCATTCGCCATTACTGAAGAAGCTATGGAAGATAACCTCTACGACACATTTGCCAAACTACGTGCAAAAGGTCTTGCCCGTGCAATGGCGAACACCAAGCAAGTTAAAGCTGCTGACGTTTTCAACAACGGCTTCAGCACCAGCTATCTTGGTGGTGACGGCGCAGCACTATTCAGTGCAAGCCATCCAACTGTCGGCGCAGGTAACCTTTCAAACACTCTAGGTGCAACTGACCTTTCAGAATCAGCTCTTGAGACTGGTCTGATCGCTATTGCACGTATGGTAGATGATCGCGGCATTCTAATTGGCCTACAGGCTGAGTCAATCCATGTTCCTCCTGATCTAGCATTCGTTGCCGATCAGGTTCTACATACCTCACTCAGCACCCAGCTACAGACTGCTGCTCCTTACAGCGGCGCAACAGGTGTCACAAACCTCAACAACATTAACGCCATTAAGAATCAAGGCTTGGTTCCCGATGGCTTTACTGTTAACCGTCGTTTCACTGATACCAACGCTTGGTACATTAAAACTGACTGCCCCAATGGTGCAAAGATGTTCGTTCGCGCACCTCTCCAAACCAAGATGGAGCCAGACTTCGACACAGGCAACCTTCGCTTCAAGTCACGCGAACGTTATGCCTTTGGCTGGTCTGACTGGCGCGGTTACTTTGGCGCTTCAGGCTCAAGCTAGTCTTTAGCGTCTAAAGAGTAACTAAAATATTAGGGGCTGGTTTAAGTGAGTGGTGTATCTCATTTGCCAGCCCCTTCTATTTCATGTATAATTAACACCAAGGCATCACTCACCTAAAGGATTACCCTTTGAAATGACACAGACTACCCTCCGACAAGGTTCAGTTATAGGCAGCGGCGTAGTACTTGACGTAACTACCTCAGCTACCGTTACAGACACCCGTATTCATGCTATTACAGCTTCTGGTGTTGGCACCTTCCTCATTACAGGCGTCTCTACTGGCCCTTACGGTGTTAAAGGCAGCAACATTAAGTTCACGCTAACGACAGCGGTGGATCAGCAGTATCTAGACTTCGGCGGCACCTTAGGTGTCCGTATGGACGGTATTGTCCGTGTATCAGCCCCAACTTCAGCAGCGACTGTAGCCATCTTCTATGGCTAATTACAGCGGGTTAGTTAATGACCTAATAGCTGCGACTGAGAACACCAGCACAGAGTTCCTTAGCTATGTCCCAAATATGGTCAACAGGGCTGAAGAGCGTCTAGTTAAAGACCTAGACGACTATGGCTTGGTGACTTATACTTCAGTAGCTGTTTCAATCAACAACAACCTAATGACTCTCCCAACTGGAACTCGTGTAGTTAAGAACTTTCTCATTGAAGCCAGCGGTTCCAAAGTAAACATGTTGTTAAGGACGGATGAATTTATCAATGATTATTGGCCGGTTAGCGCGTCTGTTGGACAACCCAAGTATTATGCTAAGCGCGATAGCACCACTATCCTTATTGCTCCAACACCAGATGCTACCTATAATGGGCGTGTTGTTCATGTTTCCAGACCTACTACCTTAAGTTCTGTATCAGAGACAAACTACTTTACGGACCTCTGTTACGATCTTCTGTTCTATGGCTGCATGATTGAAGCTGCGTTGTTCCAGAAAGACTTCCAGCTTGCTAGTCTTTACGAACAGAAGTATGGTGGTCTTCTAGAACTACAGCGTAACCAAGCCCGTAGAAGCCGTAGGGACGACATGCAAGCTCCTGCAAGCCCTGCTGGTGGAGATACTACTATCATTGGACAACAGAACTAAACTTATACACACACCCACTAACTACACACCCCAAAAGGATACACATTACTATGGCTAAAGCACCTATGAAATATGAAGGCCCAAAGAAAGACATGAAGGTTGATTCAATGATGGTCAAGAAAACTAGCA